TTGTCGATGAGGCGTTCCCAGTAGCCGCCCTTGTCGAGTGGAAAGCGAACAGTGGCCGAGCCGATGTTCAGATCCCGATCAAAGTAATGATCTTGGGAGTACCAGCCTTCAATTTGGCCAATGTCGAAGCCGCGGGCGAAGGTCAGGTAGGCCTTGGCGCTGGCAGCTGGCTGGTCGTCGGTGGCAGGGGCACGCTTGCTCCAGTCGTCGAACAGATCGCTGTACAGCTCCTTGACCGGCTCCATGTAGCGACACTTTTGCTCACGGCCGCAGCGGATGAACCACGGCTCGTCGTAGCGGGAAAACAGCCGACGCTGGTTGCACTGGGGGCAGGTTCCTTTGCGCATGTATTGCGTGCCGGCCATATGCTGCAGACCAAAGTCGGCCTCGAGCCGCTGCAGCACGTCAGCGCGCAGTTGATGGTCCATGGTCTTCACTTCGCACGCTCCACAGCACTGGAGTCGAGCTGCTTTTTCAGCTCAACGCGAGTTCGGCAAATGCCGGCAAGGTGCGGGATGTCCTTGAGCACCTTCGGCGCTCTCTGGTCACGCGGTACATTCCGATAACGGTCGGAGTACCAAACGTCGGCCATGGTGGTGTCGTACTGGCTGTTGAGCCACTGCAGGTATTGCTCTGCCTGCTGATGGTTCAACTCCAGTTGGATGGTGATATTGCTCATTTCGGCCACCAGTAAAGTGCAGTTTCCCCTTACCCACGCAATGCGGGCATATGGCAGGGGCGGTTCAGAGTTAGTTCGAGGTGTCGCGGGAGGTCAGCAAGCGCGCTGGTAAGAAGCGCGCCGGTACCGGGTAACGCTTCTGGGTTTGGGTATCCAGTAACCAGACCAAGTACCGATAGGCACTGCTTGCCGGATAAATGCCCAACAGCGCCACGCGCTTTGTGGTCATGCTTTCGAATTCGGCAACTGCCAGTTCAGCGATGCGCTGCACCAGGTGCTCGGATACTTCGAGCGATTGCGCGAGGTAGCGTTTGCAGTTTTCAATCAACTGGCAGTCGCCGGACAGGTGCTGTCCATGTTGGCGGTAAAGGTAGGCCACGGCAGCCTGTTGCATGGCGGCGCGATAGTCATTGGTAGGGTTGATCGTCAAGGTGATGGCGTTCATGCGAGTGAGGCCTCCATTTCCAGTTGATCCAGCAAATCGGGTTGATCGTTGGCTGACTTCATCGCGGCGCGGCGTAGGGCAACATCTGCGACAGGAAGGCGAACGGCGGGGTTGGCCATACCGCTCGGACTCATTTCATGAGTCATTTCAAACTGGGCGCGCACTGACCAGCCGCAGGCCTCGTTGATGCATTGCAGGTAGGCCACGCGCAGAAAAATATGGGTGCCTTCGCTGGTGCGAATTCGCATACGGCCCATGCAGTGGGGGCAAACAAGTTTGTAGGTGCTCATAGGTCTGCCTCCTTGCTGTGCAGTTGGATCGTGGCCAGCACTTCGGAATGGCGAGCACTCAGATATTTGCTGTGAGCAGCAAGAATTGCAGCGGCTTCACCTTTCTCGATGACGCCATCAGCCAACGCTTTATCGATGATCTGATCCACAACACCGCGCTTGGCTGCCGTGCTTACCGTGCGGCTGTACAGCTCGATGTTGTCCAGGGTTTCTGGATCGGCGATAGGCACGAACATGCCGCTATAAAGTGAGGCTACGTACTCAGGGAAGAAGCTGGTTCCAGCGTCTCGCTCGAGCATATGAATCTGATCGTCGCTCAGCGGGCGGCTGCCGGCATTTTCATAGACGTGGTTGTCAAACTTCTTGAGTTCGTAACCGAGGCGCGCTGCGGCGCATTCACGTCCACCTGGGTAAGCACAAACGACTGCACTGACGACTTGGCGTCTGGTTTCTAGCACTGGGCGCTTCATGTTCTCGTTTCCCTCCTTGGCTTGCCGCACTACTGTGCAACTTCGCCGTCTTTGATCCCGAGCAAGACTGCTGCCCGGTGTGCCTCGCCTCGACGACCTTTCTTGCGTCCATTGAGTAGATCACTGACCAAATTTTTGTTCAGACCATGTTCGCGGCTGAACTCCGCAATACTTTTTCCCCGTCGGTCTAGAGCTGCACGGGCTTGCTCGGGAGTTAGAAGGGCATGCATAGTGTTCAACCGTGTTTAATCGTGTTCGACAGCGAGGATTCTTGGGCAGAAATCTGTTCAAGTCAACTGGTATTGATCAAAAAAGTGCTCATTTTGTCTGGAGTAGGTGAACGCCTACGTGAAGAAAGGGATCGGCTGGGCATGAACCAGACCGACTTTGGTATTGCTGCGGGCGTTAGCCGAGGAACTCAGAAGGCATATGAACTCGAGTCAAGTTCGCCCGATATTCGCTACCTGGCAGCTTTGCAGGGCATAGCTGTGGATGTTCATTTTGTCCTTACTGGAAGCCGACATCTGATAGATGCTGCGAATCTCAGCGAAGAGGAATCATTGGTTCTCCAACAATTTCGTTCTCTCCCAGAGCATGACCGCGCTTCCGTCAAGCGCCTCACTGGCGCACTTGCAGCCACTCTCCAAACCAAGTCTTAGTCCGAGGAATTGCGTCTTGCTTTGTCACGCATGGAGTGCGACGTCCGGCCTTTCCCTGAGGCGAACATCTGCTCAATTATCTTGATGTTGAATTGAGGGAAGGTATGGATGACTGAAGCAGAATTATTCAGCTACTACGAAAAAATCTACTTTCATGAGCTAGGTCGCAAAGAGCAGATTTTTTCGCGCCTCAACATCCCTCTGGCTGTGATGGTGGCCATCGTTGGCTTCTACGCAGTGATTATCAGTAGCGACTACAAAAGTTTGAGTCTGGACCCTCTTATCTGCTTTTGGGGCATGTTTTGTTACTCAGTCGTCGCACTTTTCTTCGGTGCCGGATTTTTTATTGATGCCTTGCTAGGCAAGATGGATCAGGGAATTCCAACGCCTAATGCGCTAGAGACTTGGAGGCAGGACCTGTTGGCCTACTACCGAGAAGATCCGAACTCGGCCGATATCGTTGCCGCCGCGCTGAAGAGATCGCTCTACAGGGACTACATGAATTGCGCTTCACTTATGACAGTGAACAATGATTGCAAGGCTTCCAGCCTGTACTTCTGCAATATCGCAGTAATCGTATCTGCAGCTTTCGCGGCTATTACCTACGCTATTGTCAAACTTCCCAGTCTTTAGGAATCGTCATGACTCAAAAACCACCACCGCCGCCGCCACCACCGACAAGGAACGTTCGTGGAAATGTTCGTCCGCCGCCGCCGCCACCGCCGCCGCGTATGCCACCGATTGTGCATAAGAAGTGAACATGAGCCCGGCCTAGTGCCGGGCTCATGATTTCTGGCAAACGATCGTGCCTGTGTTGGCAAAATTCGTGCTGCCGTGTACTGTATGCGCATACAGTACTTGCGTATGGAGTTTGCGCATGTTGTCGATACGGAAAGCGGAAATCGGTCCCGCTCAAGAACAGTCACATTCACGTCGATACATTTCTCGAAAAGAGCGTGCGCTGCTGCGATGGTTTCGCCGCTTAGGAAAAGAGGATCGCTCTCATGTTCTGCGTTTTGTGTCGGCGATGGCTTTAACAAAGCTGCCACTAAAGTAATGTTTCAAAATAAACGAAGGCGCTTGAGTGCGTCTTTTTTCACGCCTGCGTGTTTTGCATTCTTCCCCATTCCCTCTCTGCCGCCCTTTTGGCGGAGGCCTTGCTCTCATACAAATGGGTCAGCCGCCTCGGGTTGCTTTGATCTCCCTCGGTGAGCTGCTTCTGTTCACCGGTTTTCTCGTCTCGGTACCAGGCCACAATCCCGGTGAAGTTGTCCGACGCGTCGGCCAGCTCGCTCACTCCATCATCGTCCGGCAGCTTGGATTCCAGCTCGAGACTGGTGGTGAATGAGTCCGGCGAGAAACTATGTTTGACGTTGCCGCCTAACCACACCACGTCCGAGATCTCTTGCTTGATGCCCACCAGGGAATAGGTCAACTCTGGCGTCAGATCTGGTCTGCCCTTGGCCAGCGTATAGCTGAGGGTGGCGGTGCCACGTTGCAGCCGGCTCATTTCTGCGCGAGCCGCCACCAGTGCGCTCTGCTGGTCGGTGTAGGTATGGCGCAGGTCTTTCAGGTTTTCTCCTCCGCCGGCAATGGCTTCTTTCTTCTGCGCACTGTTGACCTCGTAGTAGAAGGCGCGCACGCCGGTATAGCTGTCGCGATCCGCCTGCAGGAAACGGTGCTGATCGCCGTCCTGGCGCGTGAGGGTGATGTGGGGGAGATTCAGGCCGCTAGCCGTGATGGATTTCCCGACAGGCATGAACAGCAGGCGACCTGCTTTCACGGTAGCGATGGCATCGTTCTCTATCCCGAGACGGCTGAGCAGGTTGGCATCGGACTCATTGGCCTGGTCCAGGTGCGCAAGGTTAAGCGCGCTGAACGCGGCGCTCACCACGGCACCGAGACCGTACGCCCCGGCAATTGCCTCAATTACGGCCTTCAATGTTTGGCCATGCCAGCTGCGCTCCCGCTTGACCTTCAGGCCCGCACGCAGATCCACGCTCCGGGCGCGGATGCTGAGTTGATCAGGCGCACCGCTGTGCTCGGTCTCGTCGACGGTATAGGTGCCTTTGTCGATCAGGCCGGTATCGCTCCAACCCAGCCAAACCTGCAGGACGGCGCCCTTGGGCGGAATGGTCAGCCGGCCGTCATGATCAGAGAGGGTAATGTCGAGCTGGTCCGCTTCCATCCCGC